GGCTCGAACAGCACATTGTCATTCTCATCTCGGATAATGTAGCCCATTTTCTTGTACTCATCGAATTTCTCATCCGGGATTCTGAGAACTCTGTTCTTTTTCTCAACTTTATACATATTGTTTCTCCCTTCAAAAATTGGCTCCATGCACACGCACAGAGCCAGTAATCAGTTTCTCTTATGCACTCACATGGAAATCAATAGCGTCCATCTTGTGAGGCAGGATAAATACATCCTCAAAAGACTCCTCGAAGTAGTCATACTTGCCCTGGGAACCTGCGGATGGAGGGTCGAGCTGAGCGAACTCGTAGGAAATCGGTGTGATTACCGCCATCGGATGTACCAGAACCATATTGATCTGCTTCGCTGTGGAATCCGCTCTCCAGCCCTCAGTAAAGTCATACTTCGTCTGCATCATGTCGCTCGGTACACTCTCCGGGATCTTCACATCATCAATAGAGTTGATCGCCCTCTTGATTGCATCAGAACGGCTGCCAACATCAACGGTTCTGTAAATCTGCTTCGCATTGTTGATTAGCGTTCTGACATCCGGTGTCACATACAGGATTCTTCCAGCTCTCGGAACCCTATTATTATCCATGTCCTTCATCATCTCGTCGAAGACGGTCAGCACATTTTCCTCTGTCAGTGCTTCACTGTGGGCTGTCTTCGCCCCGTCAGTGGTCCAGTCTGCATACAACTTGGAAATGCAGTAAGCATTCATCTCCGGGAACTTCTGCTCCTCGTTATAAACCTTCGTGATATTTCCGATTGCCACTACTCCCTTGGTCTCGGCAATATCTCTCGGATGTACCAGTGTCTGCCACTGTCTGTGATTCTCCAGGGTCAGTGGTTTCCACTCGTTGTTGTAGTTACGCTTTCTGGTGCCAATGGTGTCTCTGTCTCCATCGGTACGGCCAGTTGTGGAAATTGTCGGCACCTCAATAACTCTGGAATTTACCCAGCGGTATCTTCCATTGTTCGGTGTCGCAAATAAATCTCCAAAATACAGGACATACGGAAACATCTGCTCCAGTGCCTGTAAATACTCGGTTGCATAATTTAATTTCGCCATTTCATTCTCCTCCTGTTAGTTTTTGCCTGGCTGTCTGATTAAGTTGAACCCGAACGGATTAAACGGTGCTTCTTTGCCTTTGACTCCTTCGCCTCCGGCTCCTCCAGTTCCGCCAACTCCTCTTGCAAAGAACGGCTTTCCTTCCTCTTCCTCATGGGAATCATCTTCCGGATCGCTATCATCTTCGATAACAAAAGCTCCCTTGTAATCGTCATTCTCCATGAGAGACTTCATAAACTCATCTCCTCCCAGGAACTTTCCGTCTTCCAGGGTAAAATTCTTCTTTTCAAACTCTGCTCTCACACCGTTTTCTGCAGGTTTGCTGGAGAACTTATAACCGCCCATGAACATATCCAGTGCATGGGTGCGCTCCTGGGCTGCAAGCTGAGCGGTCAACTTCTGTGTTTCCTGGGTGTATTTCGTCTCCCAGTCCTTTGCAGACTGCTTAATGCCATCAATATCCATGTCCTTGTAGGACTGAATCGTTGTATTCGCATCTGACAACTGCTGCTTTACTCCGTCCAACTCTGTAATCTTGGCATCCAGTTTTTCCTTCGACACATAGCCTCCAGCCTTCACATCTACTACCTGGATTTTCTTGTCTGCGTCAATCGCTGCCTCCAGTTCTGCATAGGTCATAGCCTTAGGCTCTTCGCCGTCCTTCGGGGTTCCAAAAAGTTTTTTCAAAAATTCGTAAGCCATTTCACTTACCTTCCTTTCTTCGTTTCGCTGATTTCGTTTAGATTCCGGTTCACTCCGGCACTGCTATCGTGCGTTTATATCTCCGCACGCAAGAGAAGGAGACAGTTTATATGCCATATCACAGGGCAAAAAACAACAGCCAGGCGTTCCACAAACGGACCGGCTGACTGCTATTTGTTTTCGTGGTCTTAAAGGGTGTCTACGAACTTCTGAGAGTTCCCAGGACACGTTTTAAGTGCTTCGATGGTAAATTGTAAGGGTTAATACGTTGCGGCCCTATATGGTGCAAATACCATTTAACCCATGGATGGGAGATAGTAGGATCACCTCCTCCCTACTCTGCTGTGTAATCTTCAATGACCGGAATACCGTACTCAATAGCGCATGTGTTTTCGATCTTGCATCCCCTAGCGTCCTGCCAGCCTTTCGCAAAGTAGGCAATGTCCGCACCGGCCAAAAGTTCCAAGGATTTTCCAAGGAACCATAGTGGCTTTGCACCCGTCGGAGCTCCCTGGAAGAAAGAATCAATGACTTCAACTGGTTCTCCGATCTTCTCCTCGGCACTCTTGATGGCTTTCTGGCGTTCTGCCAGGATGTCTGCATCAGACTTTCCTTTCATTGGCTGAGAAATAAACAATTTTTTCATAGCGTTGTACCTCCTATTCTTCTGTGTGGCATGTATTAGTTATTTTACCGTATACATCTTCGTAGAGTTCCTGCTTGTCCCCATTATAGGTGTACTCAGCATAGATGCCATCTCCACTGATAGTCGTAGACGCAAGACACTTGTAATTCTGGAGTGTTTTGCATGACCATACCACGAATACATTTCCAAGGTCGATCTGAACCTCCGGTCTGTTCTTGTGGTACCATTCAACGAGTTTCTTCTGTGCTACACTTTCGAAGTGAGCCATTCCTGTGATGATCATAGTGACCTCCTAATTTGATTTTTTGTTCGCCCATACAGCCTTTCCGCTGACCGAGCGGTTAAATGATGTCAAGTTACCGTTGCCGTCATATACGGCTAATACCTGCGTTCTGGCAGTATCTACGCTTCGTCCTGTTTGCTTGCAGAAATCTTTCATTTGCAATTCTTTCTCTTTCAGCTTCGCAGATTCTTTCTGAAACTCCTCTCGGAAGTACGCTTTGTCGGCTTCTGACTGAACCGTCTGGATATACGAATCATAGGCAGCCAGGATTCTCTTATACTCTCTGACCGCCCGTTCGTATTCGCGCTGCTTCTGCATACACTCATACTCCGTAAGAAGATTCCCTGCAAACGAATATTTCGGTCTGCTGTAATCCTCCAAATCATCTTTCGTGTATGCCGGTTTGGAAATTCCCGGCCAGTACGGATAGAAGCTATGTCTGCAATTCCAACCGCACAAACCGGCTCCTGTTCCATATCCGGTTGCTTCGTAAAAGTTCTCATACCCCGGAACCGTGCCCTCAATCTTGAACACCTTGCCCTGCCAGACTGAATGTGAAGGTCTGGCTCCGGCATGAGCCGTTGTCTCGTAATACTCAGCTCCAAGCTCCGAAGCATACAGCTCTGTCAGCTTTCCGGCTGTCTGATTTACTCCGGTCAGCAGAGCTGTTCTGATTGCCGTATCCAGCTTTGAAATATACCCACTGTCATACATGACCGATGTTCCTTTGACTGCCGCATCTCGGATAGCCTGTCTGATTGCCTCCTGGTACGAAAAAGCACCGGACGTAACCTTCATATAGGCTGCGTTCAGTGCCTGCATATACTCCTGCTGTGTGGCTACGGCCGTTGTCAGCGTAAGGTTTCCTATCTCTCCCCTGCACTTCTCTGCGGCGGCCTCCATGGTCCTCTGCATCGCTCCAGAAAGAACAATATCCGAGGTTTTCAGCTTTCCGGCCTGCAATAGCGGCTTTGCATCCTGCAACATCCCGGTCAAGCCTGCATCCTGGAATAAGCGTAATATCTCCGTATCGGATTTTCCAGTCAGAACCCCGACCTCCCGGATTACATCATTCATCAATGCGCCGGACTGCTTCGCCTGTTTCAACTGCCATTCGGCTGTCGGTGTTATTCTTCCGGTCTTTGCTATCCTTCGTGCCACATCTCGGATGATCTGCTCATTCAGCACATCGCACATTCCCAGATAACCGGAAGAAAAGCTATTCAAATATTCCGGTGTCAGCACTGCTCACACCTCCTATTCTTCTGTAGGGAATCTGGCTACCGGCTCCGGCATCATGTTCTTTGCTACTTCCTCCGAGCATCCAAAATACCACGCAAGAAACGTTTCTGTTTTCAGCTTTCCAGCAACCACCATGGACCATCTACGCTGATACTCAGCCTCGGTGTCTTCCAAAACTCCATCGCCCCAGTTGCAGTTCAGCTCCGTTTCTCCATCCGGAACCATATCATAAAGCAAAGCCAGGACCCTCATGGCGTATATGATTTTCTCAAATCCCTTATGCCATGCGCCCTGCATCGCCGTTACCGTATGGTATGATCTCTGCTTTGATACCCGGATTTCGTATGCCGTTTTCTCAATGTCCGTTGGTTCAGACAGCGTACCGTAGGCAAGGCCAACTAGGAACTCTATTTTCATTAACTGCTTATTCAGCCCCTGGAACAACGCTTCATGGCGGATTTCCGGTGCGTACTCTTTCAGCAGCCCCTTATTACTTCCGTCTGCATTGTCGAAGTCAAACGTCCTGAACATCCTTTCCTGCCCTGCCGGAAGAACCGGCTTTCCATGCTTATCTGTCTGGAACAATTCAGAATCGCCCAGAATAGCAGCCTCAGTGGCTTTATACTCCCACAATACACGCCCGTACTGAATGTCAGCTTGCTCTATTATCTCTGTTGCTCTGGAGAACACCGATATCCCCAATGGCGAGTCCGTATCGATATTGTTTGCCTTTGGTACTTTTATGTACGCAAAAAGCGGCTTGTCTATGTTACCGATAATTACCGGTTCTTCCGACAGGCCTGCCCATTCGTCCACCTCAGACAGGGGCACTTCTTTCCGGAATCTATCTCTCACGGCATAAGTTCCATCATCATTATACTGGTAAATCTCCTCTGATTTGAACGCCTTATTGATGATCGTATATGTCATGCCCGTAAGCTCATGGTATTCAAGCCTGGTGTACAGGTAATCTCCTATCTTCTTTCCTTCCACGAACACCGCCGCCGTTATCTCTCCCTTGTTGTTGAACGCGCAAGGGAAGAAGTCCACCGCTTTCACAAAATCTAGCTCGATTGCCGTTGGCTTTCCGTTTTCGTCTATGTTCGTTACGAACGGCTTCACCGCAATAGCTCCACCCTCGCAGTATATCTCAACAA